GTGATTTTATATATTTTTTTTAATTTTACTAGAAGACTCGGAAATATTTTATGGAAATCTTTCTCTCCGGTTGTAATGGATTTTAATATAAATAGTTCGTCAAATAAATCAATCACCTTTTGTAATACATTTTGAGTAGGCTGAACTATAGCCTCTTTTGTATTCAATAAAGAGAAATCTATCGCTTTCAGTTTTACGTCAACAGGTGTTATTCTTTCATATAATGATGCCTCTTGATCCATTATTTCTTTAGGTTGGAAAATATAATAAGGACCCTTATTTATGATAAAACCTTGACGGTTGTAAATATCATATATAGGTTCTTCTTGAATGATGAAAAAATTCAAAACATGATCTATTTCTTCTATGTTATATTTTTTTACGATATTAATTCTTGATATTAATTCTTCTTTGTGAATATAGTATACACCACGAGAACCTGGTATATCTTTGAAAATATGTCGTATTCGTTCCATTATTTTATCACTATTGATAACAAGGAAATGTTCATTATATGTTGTATTATTTGGTTCTACAACACCTTTTGATGAGCATTGGAAGTCGCATTCCATATAATCGCAAACACTCGTGAATGGCATATCACCATATTTGGTGATTCTTTTTAATTTGCTTGACAATGTAATTTCAATGTCTTGGTTCTCTTTTAATAATTCTAACTTTTCGTTCGTTAAATCTTGTTGTTGAGTGTGAATTAAACAATCTACTGAGATTTCTTTCAATAGTCGGGTGATCTTTCCTATTTTTAACGACTTCTTTTCTGATAAACGATACAAATACATATCCGCGGCTTCCTCGGAATCGCCTAATAATGTGCTATGTAAAAATAGTTCAACATTACGTTTTCCGAATTCAAGGACACAATGACTTAAATTACGCACACCACGACCAATGATTTGTTCAATACGATTCATATTATACCAAGGTTCTAATATGTGTATTTGTCGTATGTTTTTGAAATCCACACCCTCAGCCGCCGCCTTAGAAATCAATATGACTTTCACTTTTTCGCCATTTCTATTGTCTTTGTGATTAACATATTTGATTATTTCACTATTATTTGGACTGTATATTTTATCACCTGTAATCATCACATATTTTGCTGGTTGAAATTCTCCGGGAGTTTCACTTTCTGTTTTCATTGTTAAAGCGTCAATTGGTTCTGGTGGTGTTTTTAGTAATGACTTCATATAACTCTCATTATTGTATTTTGTGAATCCCATTTCTTCTAATGCCAGTGCCATTGACACTACTCCGCTATCAATATATTGAGAATAAATTATTACAATTCCTTCACTTTTCTCAATAATATTACATATTGACGCCATCTTCGCGCTATACTTAAATAATTCCGATTTAGAAAAGATTCGGCCAAATTCTTCATGTTTATATTCATAATCATATTTTATAGGATTATTGCCTTTCACTTCATTATAACTCATGACTTCATTTAACCCATTTTTACCTATCATTTTATACAGAACACTTTCTTTTATCTCATCCGATGCGTTCAAAAACTCAATATTAGGATATACGATATTCAAACATTCAATTGGTTTCTCTAATAATGCATATCCAAATGAATTCATATTTTCAAAAGATATTAGTTCTGTTTTATTTCCCATTTTATTGTAAAGATCATTTTTCTTATTCATCATTGAATTTAATAGCGTTTCATATACTTGTTTTTGATACATAGATAATGAATTGAAATATAAGAAATTCTGCATATTTTGCATTGGATTTTCAATCACTTTTTTATTCATTTGAATAGTAGGCATTGAAAATTCTATTGGATTATAATCTTCATTTTTCGCATATACCCGAAGAGGAAAAGTGTATGGGTTCTCTCCACGAACATAAGAAACATAGCCAGACAGTTTTCGTTTCAGTAGTTCCTCAGTCTTTTCACCTGACTTTGTTTTCTTTTTGAAGTCACCATTCTTATCAAATATATCGCTGATTTCTATTGTTGAACGTTTGTCGTTTTTATTAAATAGATTGGTTATCCATATGATTTCTTCATATGAATTATACATTGGTGTTGCACTCAATAGTAACAGACGCATATTATCCGTCACATCCGCAATTTCCATTAGTAATCTTGCTGCCTTATCTTGTTTATTATTTTCACTTGTGATTCTAATATTATGAGCCTCATCAATAATTATAAGACGATTATCAAATAAATTCTTCAATTTTGCCCTTTTAAATTGGGTTCTCTTTTGAGGGTCAATTGTAGAAGGAACCTTGGTTTTATATTGAATATAATTTGTGAATTTATTGTAACCCATAAACATGTAATTTTGATTGATTATATTCTTAATTTGATTGATCACTTTTTGTCTAGGGAGTTGATGAATAGTACTTGGATTAATTTCTCTTAAAAGAGCTTCACCTACACATGTATTTAAAGACCATTTACCATTTTTTTGAACCAATTTCTTTTCGTCAAATAGTTGGCTGCGGAAATTATCTTGGATATTTGGAGATGAAATAAATAGAATGGATTTTTTGATACCGGCTTGCTTCATATATGCCCGAGTTTCTTCAGCGATTCCAATCGCACTACATGTTTTACCAGAACCTAGACCATGATATAATAATAAACTATTATATGGCGTGTAAAATGACAAGAAATTCTTCACTAAATTTTGATGAGGCATAATTTCAAAATCTGCGTCGCACAATTTATTAGCATGTTTTTCAATATCATGTAAAGCACCATCATAACTATTATCCGCAAACTCTTTATGTGCTGCCATTTTCATGATAAAATCGTCACTTTCATCAATACGCGGGTATAAATAATCCAAATATTTAGGTTCAAATCTAGTAATTGCGTGTGGTTCTTCGTCTTCTATAGTGGGTATTGGAGTGAATTGTATATTAATTTTTTTTCTGACTTTTTTCGCAGGCGGGACGGGCATCTTTTTCGTTTCGTTCAAAACTATCTTTTTCCTTTTTTTTCTTGTAGGTTTTTTCAGAATTAAAAAAAATTCACCCTTTTGCTGCATTTCTAATTTATAGTCATCTTTATTGAAATTAACAACTTTCCATCCATCGGGAACTTTACTTACTATATTTTCTTCATATTGTTCTGGTGTCACCATATTTTTGAATTCATTGGATACATAACGTTCTTTTAATTCTGTATTTTTCTCAAACCGACCTAATGTTTTCAATTTACAAGGTCCTTTTTTTGATGAACGAAAATATCCATATGGGCATGGTTCGGTTGATTCTTCTACAACGGTTAATTCGGGTTTTTTTATTTCATTTTCTTCGGGTAGTATAATTCTTTCAGGAGATATCTTATCTATATATGATTTTTGAGTTACATTTAGTGATATTCTCTTCTTCTTTGTTTTAGTTTTTTTTTGTACGAGATTAAAATTTCCATTTCCAATACGCTCTATTTTATAATCGTCTTTATTGTAATTAACAACTTTCCATCCATCGGGAACTTTACTTACTATATTTTCTTGATATTGTTCCGGTGTTAACATGTCTTTGAATTCATTTGGTATATAACGTTCTTTTAATTCTATGTTTTTCTCAAAACGTCCCAATGTTTTCAATTTACATGGTAATGTTTTTGTTTGACGAAAATATCCATATGGGCATGGTTCTATTTCTGTCATAAGTATTGTTTTTATATAGTATAAATAGACATAAAAACATACAACTTTTTACATGACACATATTTTTGTCTTCAATAAACAATCATGTATTTTATTAATCATCTGTATCTTTTCTAAATTGTATGAACGTATGTTTGATAAACAATCATCAAGCGACATCCATTTCATATTACTAACTTCACTGGTTTGAAACCCTATTGTATTGCAATTATTTTTCATATAAACTAAAAAATATTTATGTTTATACGATTTATAATTAGAACCTGTAAACAATTCAAAAATAGGCATGACATTTTGGATGTTTTGGAGTTGTGATGACGAATAACCGGTTTCTTCGCAAAATTCACGAGCAGCACAGTCATAATCCTTTTCATGTAAGTTACGACGCCCTTTTGGAAACCCCCATTCAGGACAATCCCATTTACTTGTGGATTCATTGATTAACATACTTAAATCATAAACATCGTTATTTGTGTTTACTCCCTCTTTTAGCATGTTAAATTTTTCAATGGAATTATTATATTCTTGTTTATATTGGTATTTATCTTCATTCCATATATTTTTCCACAATGTATTGAAATCTTGTGTTATTATGTCTTGCTTTTCTTTCACTGTCATCTGATTTATCATATTCATTATATATATTTTGTTGTTAATACTATATTTCCCGCGTATAAAATCCATATATCCTAACGTTTCTTTACGACAGATCATAAGAAATTCATATTTATCATTTTTTTTTCTAAAAGCAATCATTCCAATACTTGTTATTGGCATTTTACATTGATTTAGTATATGACCTGATCTACCACAATTATTACAATATTGAACTTCCATTAATATATTTTTCGTGTATATATCTATATAGTTTTCGTTTTAAAATTTATAGATGAAATACTATGAACCAGAAATATGGGGACCATGTTATTGGAGCTTTTTACATCATGTTGCTGAAACATATCCTAAACATCCAAATGATACTATGAAACGCAAATATTACGATTTAATAATGAATTTACCTCTGTATATTCCTAATGAAGCCATGAGTAATAATTTTAGTCATTTATTAGACAAATATCCTGTTTCTCCATATTTAACAAATCGCGATTCTTTTAAAAGATGGATTTACTTTATACATAATAAAATCAACTTACAAACCGGAAAACGGCAAATTTCGTATGAAGAATCGCAGGATTTGTTTTATGCTCAATATAAGCCTAAGCAAATAAAACTAAGCGAAAAATTCCATATAAAACAGCATTACATACAAGGGTTCTTCACAATAGGAGTTATTGTTTATGCGATTTATCTCCATAATAAAAAATTATAAACATACAATATATATGCGATTTGAAATTATTGTTTTCATTATAACAGGACTTGTTATTGGTAATATTTATACAGATGGCAAATATCTGAAATTGGCAGTGACATGGAAAAAATATTATCAAATGATTGGTGTTGGATTAGCAGGAATTGCTTTATGTTGGGTTTTGAGAAAAAGTCCAGATAGAGCGAGAACAATAATTGAATCATCTAATGAGTATTTAAAATATTTACCTGTTGATAAAGATACGACCAGTTTTATACATCCTATTATTGATATGACAAAAAATCAATATTATAGTAATAACCCGCAATCTATAACAAAACCTTTGGAAAATCAAAAAGCTCAACAACGAGTCATGAATTCTGGAGTAAATTCTACAAAGCGTTCTGTTAGTGAAACGAAAAAGAAATTTGTGGCTTCACGGCAAAATTGGACTTGTGGTGATTGTAAAAAACAGTTACCAGCATGGTTTGAAGTTGATCATACCGTGAGATTAGAGCACGGAGGTAGCAATCATATTGACAACTTGGTAGCATTATGTAGAGACTGTCATGGTAAAAAAACCGCAATGGAGAATTTATAAAAGAATTATTGACTAAATATAATAAGATTATTATTATTATATTTTAAAGTTAGTTACACGCAAGAAACTTAAAGCTTCGTGTTGCTTCTCTTACGACAGAAAGACTTTCTCTTGCTAGTTCCTTTGGACATCTTGCATCCCTTGGTGTTTCCACATGGGGTACGTTCCTTACCACGACAATTTGAGGTGGATACACGTGCTCTGTACTTCTTGGTAGCGGATTGTCTCTTGCGAGTTGCAGCTCTTGTAGTGGCCATTATATATATGCCATAGATTTTATTTCTAAACTAATTGATTTCTAAACTTATTGATTTCTAAACTTATTGATTTCTAAACTAATTGATTTCTAAACTTATTGATTTCTAAACTTATTGATTTCTAAACTAATTGATTTCTAAACTAATATTAAGA